GGCATCTACGGAGGCGATGATGGACTGACCACGGACGTTAATCCGAAGATTTACGAGAAGGCGGCTACCGATATTGGTTTGAAGCTCACAGCCAGTGAGGTCAGACGGTCTGATCCCGGGACAAAGGTCACATTCCTTGCCCGGTATTACTCCCCGTCCGTTTGGGAAGGAGATCCTAGCAGTTGTTGCGACATTCCACGCACTCTAACAAAATTGCACACGTCACCAAGACTCAATGTCTTGCCGACGGTCAAAATGTATGAGAAACTGCTTTCTCTTTCCTACACCGACAGCAACACCCCCATCATTGGCCCGCTTGTTAAGCGCGCCCTTTATTTAGCGGATGAGAAGGTTATTGAGTATGCTGAGAAACACAAAGAGTTGTTGTCCCCACTGAGAAAGTGGGTTGACTCAAACTTTGATCTCTCAGTTAACTCTAACCAACCCCCGAATGATGACCATTGCTTATGGATGGATACGTATGCTCGAGAGAGCCTCGCTCCATTTAACTTTGATCACGAGCAGTTCCACGACTGGTTGCAGGGGTGCAACAGTCTAGAGGACATGCTCAAAGCACCCACCTTTGGAGAACCCATACAGTTTGTTCCCAAGGTGCCCGTGCGCATTGGCGGTGAGATCTTCCACCCGCCACCTGCGCCGGCTACTGTGAAACTACGAGCTGCAAGTAGGCTGCAGACGCACAGAAAGCCGGGGAGTACGTCAAAACCCCCAATTAAGGTAGCTGATCAAAGAAACTCACCACCGCAAGAACGACAGCTGCGTCACAATCGTGACGGCGCGCCCCGAGGCAAAAAGGAATTTGCACGAGGAGTGAAAACACCTGGACCTGTTGGCCATGCCCGTCTGCATGATAGGCCCCCAGGGAGAACACACCTCGCGAATACCGGCTTGCCGAAGGAGGACGATAGACCGAAGCCTGGGCCCGGACCACACGGAAGTGTTAAGTCACATTCCGTCTCCCGGCCCCGCAAGGCAACTACCGTACCCAGCGCAAGTGCACCTGACCTGAACAACCAGGTGCGCGAACAACGCAGCGCTCAGACGCGGAAGAGTGAGAGGAGTGGCCAGCGCAAAGAGCGCTGGCTGGAGAGGAAGACTGGGAGCCCACGCGTGGGCAATCCCGGGGCCAAAGGCCCCGCGATTGCACACGAATAGGCTCCCGGGGCGATGGGGGCACACGAGGGCATCATGTATGGGTGATGTCCTGTGGAATTCAATTAATTTAAATTCGTGTTAACCCCCTGACAAATCCACAAATGTCCAAGAAACTAGCAAACCACGTGCCCGGCAAGAGCAAACTCCATGACACCTTTTGGTCCAAATTCTTTGGTGTAGCCAAAGAAGTTGCACCCGTCATCGCTGAAGCGATGACGACGGCGTTAGGAGTGCCCGAGGTGGGCGCAGCCGTGGGAACCATGGCCAACAAGGGATTCGGATACCTTGAGAAACTCTCCAAGAAGTCTCAAAAGAAGGTCCGAGCCGTGTTGGCCACCCACATTCTGCCACATGTCACTCGC